GGCGTGTTATACTTTTTCATTACTCCCGATACTCCCTTATCTATAAAATCTGCATAAGGTTTATCCCTTGTATCTAGAAACTTTAAAACAAAGCCATCCTTATCAACTTTAAGATCATATCCTAAACTCTTAGCTAATGCTCCTGTATTAGATTTTCCTTGAGTTTGCAACTCTTTCTTGGATTCTAATATAACTTCCTTAGCAAAACTATTTAAAGTCCTTGAAATGCTCTTAAATTTAGTCACAGGAAGGTAATTTTACATTGTTCTTAGTAATCACATCCATAGTCATTGCCCATCCCGCTACCTTATTTGCGAATCGATCTGTAAAAGGCTCGCAACTAGGATCCCCAACTATTTGGTATTGATCTGTATAAATCGTTCCTCTTTTTAATTCCTGATATAATCTGTTCTGCACTAATAGCTGAGAATTTAAAACATCAGCCTCGTTATCATTTCCATCGAATAAATCACTCGCCCTCTCTTTACTAGAATCTACTATGTCCATAGAGATTACGCTAATATTGAATGTAATTATATTATCAGAGAAACTAGTATTGTTTATCAGGATATGCGATAAAGGATACATCGTTTGTTTATCTAGATCGATGTCTGCAATTTCCCCTCGAGTAACTTTATTTACATTCGGGTCTGCTAATAATTGATCCTTAATTTTATCTAATACTAAATAGTATGCTCTAGATCCTTCGTTGCTCATTTTTTATTTAATAATTGATTTTCTAATTCTAATTTTTCTTTTTCAAATGCTAACATTAAAAAACATTCGTGCGCTCTCAGTTCGGAGATATTTCCAAATCTTCTAATATCTCCCTGAGCGAGAGAATATAGTGACTGAAACCAACCCCATTTTGAAGCAAAATTTCCCGTTGCTGAGAGGTCAGTTCCTCCATCTGAGTCGATGAATATTTCAGGATAGCTCTTTGTAACTCGTTTCTTAAATTGTAAAAAAAAACCGATGCTCCTAATGCAATATCTACGGGAGTTCTTTTCATAGTATCCTCGTTGTCTATGCCATCATACTTTTTAATAGTATATCTGTCTCCCTTCTCCATTTCAATTGGTCTATATAAAACACTCATTGCCTTATGCATCGAATCCCAAGCGATCATATTTTCGTCTAGATCAATGTACTCCCCAAAACTAATGTCATCTAAGTTTGGTATAAATCCATAATCCTTACCATCGAATGTGAATCTCTGTTGAAACTTAGGCTCTTCTAATAGTACTTGGTTGATCTCATTTATTATATTCTTTACATCCTGAATCTTAAAATAAAATACATCGGTTAATTTAACACCACAAAAGATCTGTATCATTTTCTGCATTAAAAATACATCATCTACATCCTTGTTCTCTGCAACTTTTAGAAATCTCTGATACTGTTCGAGAGTAATATCCGATAGTTTATTAGGTATATTAACTGTGATCTTCATAATCTTATAACGCTATTTGAATGCAATTTAAAAAAAAAGGGGCACATCTCTGCACCCCAATTACTAACTAAACCAAACAAATGAAACCTAGCCTTTTGGGTGAGTGGCTAATAACTCATCTTCTCTTGCACATTCACTAGAGCAGTAATTCGATTGATACCTTTCATCAACTCTAGTTCCACAGTTATCGCACCAATAATTCTCTTTGTAAGTATCTAATACGTGATCTGCAATTTCTCTCCAATTCACGTCTGCAATAAATGCAAGTGCATATTGATAAACTAGATCTTTCTCTGTTACGCATTCGCTATAAAATTTCTCTTCTACGTATTCTCTGATCTCCTGCCCTAGATCATAAACTAGCATATCCGACCCTCTATTATCTTCGATGAAATCTGTCCAATGATCAGTATCTAGGTCATCTATCATCTCTAAATTTATTTTCCAAGTTGGATAGTTTGTCCATCCATTATGTGTTTGATTTTTCATTGTTATAGTTTTAAAAGGGGAGTTTCCTCCCCCTGATTTTTTTTATTCTTTTACTATACCTTTGTTGTAAAATTCTTTTAATTCTTTTTTTGTGTAACCTCCATAAGTATATGTTCCGCTTTCTTTGAAAACATATCCCGGCTTTGTAATTTCAATTACATACTTAAAGTCTGCTAATTGATGCCATTTGTTGTCGGTAATTTTTGCGTGTTTCATTGTTATAGTTTTAATTAATAATAGTACTAATATAAAACAATTATTTTGATTATCCAAAATTTTTGATAACTATTTTATCGTATTGCGTATTTACCAAAGTTTGGTTTACTCAATAATGAATAGGTAGCATACCTCAACGCATCAGCAGTGTGGTTAGCCTTATCCTCAGGAATGTTCAGTATCTTTCCATTTCGATCCTCTCTCCATTTATAGTTTCTAAACTCCTGTATCATATTACTACTATCCTCCGAGATATTAATCTTGTGTCTTTTAAGTAGATCTATTCCCGCATTTACACTATCTCTGCCCTTTACACTAGGTTTTATATTCCATCCCATCCTCCTGAGTTCTTCATTTAATCTAGGCTCTGCTGAGTCCGCAAAGATCATTTCTCTATTAATCCCTAGGCTTTGCAATTTCCTGTGGATGTCTATCGTAGTCATCATAGTTTGGTATAGATACTCTTTACAATACAAATCGTAATCCTTAATCCAAACCCCTATAATAGTTGTAGGGTCATTAGTGAATCCATAATCAATCCCATAGCTTAAAAACTTAGCATCCTCAGGAATCGTGTTTACTTCTGCGAATCTGAAAATAGTTGATTTAGATATTCCTCGAATTCCCAATCCGTATATCTGCCAATATTCCTCGTCTGTATCTCTAAGTCTCTCGATCTCATTAACAATAGTTTTCTCAAGATACGGGTTGTCTTTATAAGTTGTCTGATAAAAGTCTGCATCCTCTCTGTTTATTACTCGATCATAAATCCAATGGTACTCGTCTGAGGGATTATAGTCTAGTATTATTTTTTCCTGAGTCCTGAATATTAATTGTTGCCAATCTTCAAAATATAATTCATTAGCCTCGTTGATAAATAATAAGTCACGCTTTCTCCCCCTTACTTTCTGTGGTTGATCTAATGATATAAATTCTATTAAGTTTCCTTTCAATCGATACTCGCTAGAGGATTTATTATGATCCTCCTCCTTATATATTCCTTTCTCTCTAAGTATCGTAATGAAATCCCTCATCGCTGAGGTTCTAAGTGCAGGATATGTCTTTCTGCAAATTGTTATGATCTTCCCTACATTCCTCGCACAGTAATGAAAGATGATCCAAAGAATAATATTGTACGTCTTCCCTGATCTCGTCCCTCCCTGCTCTACAGTTATTTTTTTATTGGAATTAACTAAATGCTCACAAACTACGTTCGTATCAATCCGCATTCGTTTTTATAATATTTAATTCTATCTCGGCAGGATATCCATCAGCACCTGTTACTTCCTGTCTTTCTACATACCCCCGATTCTTTCCTTTAGTCTTTAAATAGAATATCGTAGCCGATGTATTCCCATCCCTGATCTGTTTATGTAATTGTGATTCTGCGAAATCTAGAGCAATATTCTGTATATCATCAACCTCCTTTTTAAACTCAGGATCTTTTAGCCATTCGTAAAATGTACTCCTAGCAATTCCCGCTTGTTTAACTGCAGTTGTAACTACCCCTAGAGATTTCTCTAAAGATTCTAATACTGCCTTTTTTATAGTGTCCGTTTTGTCCATTTTATACTCCTTTAATTGGTACTTTTATAATTGGGTTATAATCAAAACTCCTTTTACTTGTTTGATCTCTTTTTATTATGTCTTTCCCCCATTTCTTTTGAAGATCAAAAAACTGCTCTTTCTCAAAATCTAAATTTCTATAAGTAGAACATCCTCCTATTTGTTCTGATTGTTTTACCTGATAATGAGCAAAATTAAATCGCAAACAACCTCCATTTTTTTGAATATGTTGCAATGTAATATCGTAATCCTCTTTTAGAGGCAATTTTTCATCATATCTAATTTTATTTTTTAAATGACCTTGAAATGGCCCCCCAATATATTGTAACGTGCCAAATGGTGTATATTCTCGATAAGCTCCTTTATCTATAACGCAATTCAACCCCCAAAATTTGAAACCAAAATCTCTGCACAAAATTGCAGCACTTTCGCAAAATTCCTGTAATTCTTCAGCGGAAAATATTTTTTTTGTTTGATTTTCCCATCTTCCAACTCCCGAACAATCATCATCTAATATAACAATACAATCAGCTTCATTATCAAAAGTATCTAAAATCCAATTCCTTACCCTGCAAAGATTACCCTGTATTTCATTTGGGCATACAACTACATTATTGTTGTTAGATTTATATGCTTCCGCTTCGCTTTCTTTCACTACTAATTGAACGAAAGGATATTTTTCTTGAGTAATACTTTTTTCTGGTCTTTTATAAGAAGGTGCAAAATATTTAACTATCATTTTTTATTTTGTTTATCGCTTCAATACCATTTAAAACACGTCCAATCCCTGAACTCCATTCTTTTCCATTCGCTCTTCTTGCAGTTTCTGTTTTTAAACCGAATATAGTTTTTGCTTGTATCCAATCAATATCCTTGTCAAATTTTAAAACTATATAATTACTTTCATCATCTAACTCATTTGCAAATGTTTTTTCTGTATCTAAATTACTTGGATTATTCATTTCCGTAATATCATCTTTTGAAAAAGGCAAATCTAATCCCCATTCATCTAACTTTTCTGTGTCCCATTCATTAGCAAGAGTATCCCAGTCCCACTCACCGAAAGAAGAATTGTCTTTTATAATAAACTCTTGTTTCTGTTCTTCTGTCCATCCCTTAGCAATATCGATATGCACCTCAGATAATCCTGCTTCTTTACACGCTTTTAATCGCATATTACCTCCAAGCACTATGTAATCTTCATCCACTACGATAGGTCTCTTTTCTAGCATCTCGGGAAAATCCTTAATGCTCTTTACTAGCTTTCTGAATTTATGATCCTTAATAAATCTAGGGTTGCTATCGTTAGCTTTTACTTTAGTTATTTCTATCTTCATAAAAATTTATTTTATTTTTTTTCTTGTAATTATATAAGTTAATTATCATATCACCATACGCATCTCTACCATTACAACCGACTAATAAATTAGAGTAATTGTATGCTTTTTCTAAAAAATAATCAAGATCCATATTTTTATTTCTGCTTAATCTACCTAACGCAATAACAAATGTGGCTCTGTTATAAAATTTATAAAAATCTTTTAGGTTTTTGGCAGTAGTCATAACTTTATCTGCAAAATCAAAATGGTCTGTTTTTAATTTGCCTTCTTTGAAAATCCTAGAATTACTACCTGTACATAAATCCACTATAGTTGACAAGGTAAAAACATTGTGTTTTTTTGCTAATGCTTTAAATGCTATGTAATTAGGACTACCAATTATTACTTGCGTATCTAAATGATTTTTAATAGACCAATCTAATCCTTTTTGCAAATTAATTAAACTTTTAAGCTGTTGTTTTTTGGTGTTACTCTCATTAGAGTAAAAAAACTGAAATGAAATACCTAAAATCTTACAAGCTGTAAATCTATGTTGTCCTTCTAGGATTTGATTTGCTTTATTGACCTTAAAAGGAATTTGCTGTCCGTTCTCTTTTAGTTCCCTCACAAAATAATCTACGTGAGATTTTTTGATTTCTCTATTTTCTTTTAATAGCTTAAAATTATCGTACTCTTTTGTTTCGTAAATTGTATTTACTTTTTTCATTGTTATAAAATTTAAATTAAACATCACTTTCTATTATTTCAATATACTTTTTAATATTCTCTTCCGCATAACTATTAATTAAATTAGTTACTTCTCTCTCCTGTTGAGGATCTAAATAAACTACTTTGTCTCCTATTCGCATTTC